AGGTCGATTCTGATATTGCCGCAGGTAGGATAGAAATTTATACAAATCAGAAGCTAAAAGATTTGCAGGTATATAAAATTTTTGAACATAATGTCAATGAAAACAGAAATTTGTATGGTTCAGGTGATTTGGGCGAAGTATATGCAATATCATTAGCGCAAACCCTTGGTGCATACTCTCTTGTTACAGATGACACGAAGCAGGGTGGCCCTTATATGTCATTGTTACAATTTGAAGATGATATTATGCCATTTACATTTGCGGATGTCTTAATATTAAGGTATTTGATGGGAGTCGTTGATGAAAATCAGACTGTAAAAGATTTTGATCTTGTTAATAATTCATCAAATCTTAACTGGACATTTAGAAGTCAGGTTACGAAATTCATTAAACGATTTATTAAAGATCCTTATCGAAATGAAGATACCGAATGGATTCGTAAATTGTCTGAAACGTATGAGTTTAGCATAAAAGCTAAATTGTCTGCATTGAGTAAATTACTATAACATCAATGATTATTAATGAGGATCGTGTAGAAATACATGGTCCTTTTCTTATGCAAAAAATTAGGAAGGAGGGGATTCCAGTGGCAGGAAGAAAGCCAAAGCCTACAGCTTTGAAAAAGCTGGAAGGTAATCCGGGAAAAAGAAAATTGAATACGAAGGAGCCAATTCCGGCAAAGGGAATGCCTAACTGTCCGGAATGGTTATTACCTGAGGCTAAGAAAGAGTGGGAACGTTTAGCTGATTTGATGAATCAGATTGGGGTTCTTACGGAAGTGGATATGGCGGCATTTGCGGCCTACTGTCAATCTTATGCCAGATGGAAGGAAGCGCAGGAGCATATAGATTCTGAGGGGTCGACCTTTGAAACGGATAAAGGATATCAGCAGCAGACACCTTGGGTTGGTATTGCAAATACCAATCAGAAGCTGATGCTGCAGGCGGCATCCGAGTTTGGACTTACGCCTTCATCCAGGTCACGTATTGTGGCTGGTAGTGCAAAGGGTAAGGAGCCGGAAGATGAGATGGAGGCATTGCTTGGGGGTGATTCTTAGTGGCAAAGGAACCAAGACCAAAGGGATATCCGAAGCTTAAGAATTATAAACCTTCCCAGTTCATGCTTCCGACTTCACATTATGATAAGAAGAAAGCAGACAGGGCAGTGACCTTTATTGAGAATCTTTGTCACACCAAAGGTAAATGGGCAGGAACACCATTCTGGCTATTACCGTGGCAGGAGCAATTGATAAGAGATATATTCGGGATTGTAAAACCTGATGGGAACAGGCAGTTCCGCACTGCATTTGTGGAGATATGTAAGAAAGTAGGTAAGAGCGAATTAGCAGCAGCTGTCGCTCTTTATTTATTGTATGCGGACAATGAGCCTTCCGCAGAAGTGTATGGTGCAGCGGCTGACAGACAGCAGGCATCCATCGTATTTGATGTGGCAAAACAGATGGTAGAGATGTCACCGGCTCTGATGAAAAGAAGTAAGCTTATGGGAGCCACCAAGCGTATTGTGAATTATAGCAATGCCGGTTACTATCAAGTGCTGTCAGCGGAGGTTGGTGGTAAACATGGATTTTCGGTAAGCGGTTTGGTATTCGATGAAATTCATACCCAGCCAAACAGGCAGCTGTATGATGTTCTTACCAAGGGCTCATCGGATGCAAGACAGAATCCGCTTCACTTTATTATAACGACTGCAGGTAATGATAGACATTCCATTGCTTATGAGCTTCATACGAAGGCGGTGGATATCTTAGAAGGCAGACGTGTGGATCCAACTTTTTATCCTGTGGTCTATGGACTTAAGGATGATGAGGACTGGGAAGATGAAGAAAACTGGTATAAGGTAAATCCTTCTCTTGGATATACCGTTGATATTGAAAGACTCAGAGATGCATACAGGGAAGCAAAGCAGAACCCGGCGGATGAGGTTACTTTCAAATGGCTTCGATGCAATATGTGGGTGAGTTCAACCGTTGCATGGATTCCAGATGCGATATATATGAGAGGAAATGAATCAATTGAGGCGGCTTCACTTGAAGGAAGAGACTGTTATGCAGGACTTGACCTTTCAAGTACAGGGGATATTACAGCTTTAGTATTGATATTTCCGCCGAGAGATGAAAATGAAAAGTATGTGCTCTTGCCGTACTTCTGGATTCCTGAGGAAACCATACCTAGAAGAGTGAAAGCTAATTCAGTTCCCTATGATATTTGGGAAAAACAAGGCTATATCATGTCTACAGAGGGAAACGTGATTCATTACGATTTTATTGAAAAGTTCATCATGTACCTATCAGAGAAATATCACATTTTGGAAATAGCGGTGGATAGATGGAATGCGACTCAGATGATTCAAAATTTGGAGGGCGAAGGTTTTACCATTGTTCCTTTTGGTCAGGGATTTTCTTCAATGTCAGCTCCGACGAAAGAATTCTATCGCTTACTGATGGAGGGAAGAATTATTCACGGTGGGAATCCAGTGCTTAGATGGATGGCGGGTAATGTTGTTATTGACACAGATCCTGCTGGCAATATTAAAGTAACCAAAGCTAAATCTAAGGAGAAGATAGATGGCATTGTTGCCGCAATTATGGCGCTTGATAGATGTATACGTCAGGAAGGGCAGAGTGGCAGCGTTTACGATGAGAGAGGATTGTTGGTATTTTAAGGAGGGTGTATGGGATTTTTCAGTAATTTATTTCGGGGAAGGGATGCTCCTTCTAACAGCACAGCTGGAAGCGGGTATGGATTCTTTATGGGGAGTACGGCTTCCGGGAAGAGGGTGAATGCACGGAGCGCCATGCAGATGACTGCTGTGTATTCCTGTGTGAGGATTCTTTCTGAGGCAGTGGCGGGTCTGCCATTGCAGTTTTACAGGTATAACGATAATGGCGGTAAGGAAAAGGCGGTGGATCATCCGCTCTATTTTCTGCTGCATGATGAGCCGAATCCGGAGATGACTTCTTTTGTGTTCCGGGAGACTCTAATGACGCACTTGCTTTTGTGGGGGAATGCGTACAGTCAGATCATCCGGAATGGAAAGGGTGAAATTGTGGCTCTTTATCCGCTGATGCCCGACCGGATGACGGTGGACAGGGATGAGCATGGCAGGCTTTATTATGAGTACCTGGTTTATGACGGGGATGATGTGGATGGCAGAACCGGGACGGATCCGAAAGCGAGTGGAAAGATTGTGCGTCTGCATCCGGCGGATGTGTTGCATATTCCGGGGCTTGGGTTTGACGGACTGGTCGGATATTCACCTATTGCCATGGCGAAGAATGCGATCGGGCTTGCCATTGCTGCGGAGGAGTATGGAAGCAAGTTTTATGCCAACGGTGCCGCTCCGTCAGGAGTGCTGGAGCATCCGGGGACTTTGAAGGATCCGGGCAGGGTGCGGGAGAGCTGGCAGTCCACTTTCGGGGGAAGCAGCAATGCCAATAAGGTTGCTGTCCTGGAAGAGGGAATGAAGTATACGCCGATTTCCATTGCACCGAATGAAGCACAGTTTCTGGAAACAAGGAAGTTTCAGATTGATGAGATTGCCAGGATTTTCAGGGTGCCGCCGCATATGGTCGGGGATCTGGATAAGTCCAGTTTCAGCAACATTGAGCAGCAGTCTTTGGAGTTTGTGAAGTATACACTGGATCCCTGGGTGAGCCGGTGGGAACAGGCAATGGTCAGGGCTCTGCTGTCTGCGGAGGAAAAGAAGAAGTATTTCTTTAAGTTCAATGTGGATGGGCTGCTCAGGGGTGATTACCAGTCAAGGATGACCGGTTATGCCACGGCAAGACAGAATGGATGGATGAGTGCCAATGATATCCGGGAACTGGAAAATATGGACCGGATCCCGGAAGAACTTGGCGGCGATCTGTATCTGATCAATGGAAATATGACGAAATTACAGGATGCCGGTATCTTTGCCGGATCTGGAAAGGGGAAGGATACTGGTGAAGAAGTTTTGGAACTGGAAAAAGAAAGCGGTAAATTTGGAAAGCGGACAGGAAGCTGAGGAAAGAATCCTGTTCATGAACGGAGTTATCGCTGAGGACAGCTGGTTTGACGATGATGTCACGCCGGCTCTTTTTAAGGATGAACTGAATGCAGGGACAGGGGACATTACCCTGTGGATCAACAGTCCGGGCGGGGACTGTGTTGCCGCAGCGCAGATTTTTAACATGCTGTCGGAATATCCGGGGAAGGTTACCGTAAAGATTGACGGGCTTGCGGCATCTGCTGCGTCTGTCATTGCAATGGCCGGAACTGAGGTATGGATGAGTCCGGTAAGCATGATGATGATCCATAATCCGGCGACGGTTGCGTGGGGTGACCATTCGGAGATGAAGAAGGCTATGGAACTTCTGGATGCGGTGAAAGAATCTATCATCAATGCTTATGTACGGAAAACGGGACAGAGCAGGGCGAAGCTGTCACATCTGATGGATGCGGAAACGTGGATGGATGCGAATAAGGCTGTGGAGCTTGGCTTTGCGGATGACATCCTGTTCCAGAAAGAGGAACAGGGCAGTGAAGGCGAAAATGGAGATCCAGGTGCTGGCCGTACAGAAAACGGGACGTCTGATTCTGTAATGTTTTCCAGACGGGCAGTGAATAATGCGCTGATGAATAAGCTGGAGAGGTATTATGGAAAGACCGGAAAATCCGTGAAAGACCAGGCGGAAATTGGCTTGAATGGAAATGGTGCTGGTATGCAGGGGACTGGAATAAGTGGAAGTGCCGGTGCTGAGGGGGACGATCCCTGTAATGGATGTTTCGGGGCGGCGGAGAATGCCTGCCAGAAGTGTGAAAAGAAGAAAGTGAATACGAATGTTACAGGGCGTTCTGCAGATGATCTGCGTGAACGCTTAAATTTTATCAAAAAATATATCTGAGGAGGATACGGATTATGACGATTCAGGAATTAATGGAGAAGAGAGCTAAGGTTTGGGAAGCTGCAAAGAATTTTGTGGATACCCATGAGAATGAAAACGGGGTGCTGTCTGCGGAGGACAGTGCAACCTATGAGAGAATGGAAGCGGAGATTGAGGATCTGACAAAGGCGATTGACCGCCACCGCAAGGCTGAGGAAATGGAAAAGAACCTGAACCAGCCGGTAAACCAGCCGCTGACCGGGAAGCCTTATGCAGGCGGCCAGGGTGAGTCAAAGACAGGACGTGCTTCTGATGAATACCGCAGGGCAATGCTGAATGCACTGAGAAGCA